TCGAGTGCTGATTGAACTGCGTTTTTACAATATCGGTTGTGGTCGTCCCGAAGCCGCTGCCGAAGCCGTAGGCAATGCCACGAGATGTCGCATACCGCTTCGCCCCGGTGATGACCGAAGGCACCGCCTTGCCGTTTCCGGGCATCTCCCAATACACAAGACCAAGCGTGATCGGGTTCGCCCAGTCGATCTCCGCCTTGTGCTGCGGCTGGGAAGTGCGGACGCGGCGAACCTTCATCAGACCGCCGTCGAATAGGAGCGCGGCGTGACCTTGAGCGTCCAGCCCGCTGGGATCGTCTGTCCGGTGGTGTTATACAGGTAATATTCAGCCAGCTTTGGCACATCGACGCCGGTGCAGGTCATGTACTGAAGCGTGGTGACGTTGTTCACCACGAATGCGCCGATGAATACGCCAGGCCTGCCCGCTTCCGGGACTTCGGTATCTGCCGTGCCGTCGACGTCGATAGGCCGGGCGCAGAGGATGACCGCGCTGCCTTCGGTCGGCGCGCTGGAATACGTCGCGGACATGACAAATTCGGCGTCCGGGTAGCTCGCCCCATCCTCTGCCCGTCCGTAGGTCGCATCGTTGGCCTGCACGACCACCCCGTTGCCGATGGACGCGCCATTGGCTTCAAGGGTTTTCTGCGTGCCTTCGACGACAATTGTTTCGCCAGCCATGATCTGTCCTTAAGCGTTGCGGATCGGGATCGAATCGTTGGTACTCAGACTGCCTTCCCACACCAGCACCGCCGGGTCTTGCGTCGTCCCGGTGCCGGTTGCCAATGCAGCTTCGGCGCGCGTGGCGATGCGCCGCCAGAGCGTATCAAGACGACCGCGCGTGGTAGCACCGCCAGCCCCGGAGAAGATGCTGTTGAAGAACGTCCGGTGGTCTACACGCGCCGGGGTTGCGCCTGCCGGATTCCACAGCGCGAACGTGCCGAGGCGGTCATTGTTCAGCGAGGTAAGGCCGGATAGTTCGGTGGCCTCGAATGACTGGCCCACGTCAGAGACAGGCACCAGCGAGCGCCAGACGACCTTGGTCGACGGCTCGTTGAACCACTCGGCAAGCTGCGGATCGTTGCCGTTTGCAATGAAATTCGCCGCGACCGGATCGGCCATCGCGTAGGTTTTGAGGGTGGCGTATTGTGCGGGGGTCAGCATTACGTGTTTGCAGCCGTCAAGGTGAATGAAGTCACAGTGAATGCTTGCCCTGAGGTGATCGAACCATCAACCTGAAGATCGCCTGATCCGACGCCTGCCGATCCTTGGATATGACATACCGTATCGCCAGCGTTATAAATTCGGAATGATGCCGGCGCCGTGGCAGACCCGCCGGAAGCAGTGCCCGTCCAAGAACCTAGCAGCGTCTTGGTCGTGCCGGAGGCGGCATTCATCCAATCGGACGGCAATGTAATCGTCGCCAGCAAGCCAGTCGGCGCAGCAGCGGCGCAATTGGCCGTTTGCGAACCGGAGTAGATTTTCAGCAATGGAGCCGCTCCGGTAGTGGATTCGACCAGATCAAGCCGGCCAAGATAGATGTTGCTTGAATATTGCAGTGCCATGATGGCTCCTTATTTGTTCATGAGTTCGGTTTTGCGCAGCGAACTTGCCGAAGTGCCTAACCAATACGAAGAAACCATGCCGATGATGAGTAGCAAGGCTGTGACTACCTGCGTTTGCAGATTCCCGTCATACCGCTCCGGATGGACGTAAAACACATCCACCAGCAGCATGAAAACCATTGACATGAGAATGGCGCTAATCCAGAAAGCCGGTGTTTTCCAGAAAGCCAAGGAGTCCGGACGTAGATAGGCCTCGTTTGCCTTCCTTGCGCCAGCGATTCCGCCGCCGCCAGATTCGACCAGTTCATACCAATTCGACTGAATCGCCGCGTTGAATTTTTCGGCTGACTCAGGATCTGCTTGAATCTTGGTCGCCGCGCCTTCAATCGTCGGCTCGCCAGTGACTTGTTTAGCGAGTTCGGCAACCGCTTCAGCGGCTTTGGCATTCTTCTCCGACTGCTCGCCCGTACCGAACAAGCGAATCAGTGCCGGCGCAGCCTCGATTAAGAGCGGAAGAGCCGCAGCAACGAATGGAACCATGATTTCTTCTCCGGTTGAGGTTGCGGGAAAGGGACAGGGGCCGTGGCTTCCTCCTTTGCCGTGTTTGCATAGAGGAACGATAGGCAGGTTTCCAGCGTCTTGGTCGGCTGGCCGTATGGAGAACCAGGAAGCGATGCCCACTCACGGTTACAACGCTCTAGCGCGGTTTTCCAGTCGCCTTCAATGACCGCATCCAACGCCCGCCTGCGCTCGATCAGGAACAGCGCGGCAACGTCCTGCGACAGTGGCGAGAAGTCATCGAGGTTGCAGGCGGCGGCGCATTCATCCCATGTTCTGGAAAGGAACTGATACGCCCCGGCCGCCGTGGAAGTGATCGGCTTGCCGCCTAGATTCTTCGTGATCGCGCGGCGCGGATGGTCATCAAACGAGGTAAATTTCTCGCCACCGAATAACGTTTGATAGCCAGAGCCTTCGGTATATTTGATGAGCGCGAGGAACGCCTTGACGTTCCCATTGGCGAGCAACGAAACGTAGTCTTTCATACTACCTCCAGCCAGACGGATTTCCCGTCGTCCTCAGCAAGTTCGAGCTTTGCGAGTAGCACGCCGACAGTATGCTGGCATGGTATGAGGTCATCCTTGCCGCGTACGTTGCCCAAAACGACATCGCACTGGTCATCAAAGCCAATCCATCCGAAACCATGAACCTGCGGTAGAACTCTGCCGTGGCGATGCGAGACTGATGCTGTGACCTCAAATCGGCCATTTGGTAAATCCGAGCGTCCATTTGATGCCTCGCAACGGGAAAAATACTTGTTATTGACGTACAGGATGCCGTCAGAAATTGAGAGCTTCATTCGTTGTCGCTCATAAGGCACCGAGTTAGTTAAGTGTCTGTGGCGTCATCTCTGCGCCGATAATGTTGTTATCTGCGTCACGCTTGATGGTGATCTGCTTCTTTACCTGGCCGGTTTGCTGGTCAAGGATGATTACCGGCTGCGGCTGATTCATCTGCTGCATCTGAGTGACGATTCCCGTCACGTCGCGAATGATGTTGTTGCGCAGCGCCTCGAAGTCAGTCTCCTTGGCTTCCGGCTTGGCGCTCAGTTCGGCGATCTTGGCGAGCAATGGCGCGATGGATTCGGAAACGATCTGGCGCACTTCGTCGGTATTGTCGTCAGGCTCTTCTTTGGTTTCGAGTTGCGCGACCTTTTCAGCCAGTGCAGCGATGGCGTCATTGACCGGCGATAGGTCTAGCTCTGCCGTCTGCGGCTCTGCGACTTGTGCGGATAGGTCGGCAACCTGCTGCGACAGGGAAGCGATGGATGCCTTCAGTTCGCTATCGTCTGACGGTTCCGTCTTCTCGATTGCGGCGATGGCATCCAATACCGGCGACAGATCAAGCGCCTGCTGTTCAACCGGATCAACCGGCGCCGGATCAATGACCGGATCGACTTCGCCCATCGTTCCAAGTGCCGGGCCTTGATCGGCAATCTTTTCCTGCTCTTCTTCCCATGTCGCATCGGGCGTTACAATGCCACGGCGCTTGAGTTCGCCAAAGTAGGTTTCGTCGGACAACTTGCCGGCCTGATTCGACTTCAGCAGCAATTCGGCAGACGCTTCGGCAAGGTTTGCAGCGCCAAAGTCCTTGAACAGCGTCACATGACCGCCTTCTTTCTCGCCTACCCACATCGCCATGAACTGTAAGCATTGGCCTAGCGAGTCTTCAAAGTCCTCAACGATGCGTTGTAGGGCGCATCGATTCGCCTCGTTCTCTGATTGGACTTGGGTGGCAGTCACATCGCCCGGCTTCAGCACGAGCAACTCAGCGCCCGTCTGACGCATCCGCTCCTCAAGGTCAAGGATGGATTGCCGCCCTGCCCCGATCGCTGCGCCTGAATGCTCGACGAATTTCATCTCGCCGCCCTGCGGAATCTTTACAGCGTTCTTTGCCCCTACGGTAATTTGCGTGTCCGTGTCGGCACCGATGATGGCAAGAATTGGAACACGGGCGACGTGGAGGATGGTTTGCTGGTCGCTGCACGATTGCCAGTGTTCGATATTTTGGTAAGCCAGTTCGATTAGCGGCGCTTCGCCCATTCCCGCAGCCTTACGGATGCCGTAGAAGAATACGAACGGGATTTCATTGATCGTCGTCGTGCCTTCGTCAAACAGAAACCATTCTTCAGCCTTATCAGCCTTGCGCCATACCTGCCACTGGCCACGAGATAGAACGCGGACCTGTTCAACGGACTGCTCGCCAAAGTCGCCTACATACTCTGTGACGGTTTCAAGCAATCGGACTTGAATCAGCTTTTCAGCACCGGAGATGCGCTCAGTGCGCCAGCCTAGAACAGTGCCAGGTGCGTAACGGGTGAAGTACGGACGAACGCCAGTCGCCTTCTCATCAGCCTGCGTCTTGATGCCATTGGCCGGCGGATAATCGACCAATACACCGGAAACGCCATAGTCGATACAGTCGCGCAGCAGTTGCGAACTGAAGACGTGCAGGTTATGGCCTTGCAGGTCGCAATCCTGCATCCACTCAGCGATGCGCGGCGGAACGTCTTCCTGCAACGCTACGGGCTTGCTGAATGGCTTTGATGCCAGGACTTCAGCGGTACGCGAGAACGCCGGATACAGCGTGGCAATAGCAATGCGAGTGTTGTAGCTGTCCTGTTCCTCGTTCGGCCATTTCGGCAGGAATGTTTCGCCGGCTTCGCGCATCGTCGCCGTGCCACCAAGCAATGCAGTAATCAAAGGCCAATGGCGACTTTGTGCCACAACCGCAGCAGATTGTTCGCGTACTGAATTATTCATATTGGCCCTGAAATGAAAAAACCCGCCGGAGCGGGTTAGGTGTGTTTGTTCGTGCTAGATGCGGAGTTGCTGGACTAGTGCGATGCGGTGCGCAATTGGGAATTCTTTTGCAATTGGATAGCCTGACGCGTCATTCTGGTGATCGAACCCGCTTTTTTTATCAGGTTCGCCATTTGCGTCATATGCCTGCTTCTCAAAACATGCTGCAACAGTCGGGCAGGTGCGAGAATTAACCCATAAGCGCCCGCTCTCAAATTGCTTATTGACCGACAAAACACGATCTCTAACACGCGGATTGGTGAGATTAACCTTAACCTCGAACCCATGTTGTTTGAGTATTGATATGTCGGATTCGCTGGCGTTCTTGGTTGATCCATTCGCACCGCTCGCGTCTGGATAAACGATGATTCTATGATCTGGCCATTTTTCTATTATTTTATCGGCCATTTTCGGTGTATCAAGCAAATCCTTTAGCTCAGCTACAGCATGCCATCCGCTTTCGCGTTTAACATAAATGGTCGCAGCCATCTTGCCGATATTGAAGTCCATTCCTATGAACAATGGCTCTTTATCAACTATCGTTTCTAACGAATTGTTACGCTCTCGGTTATAGCACCGATAAACCGTTCCGGTAGTAAGGTTGCAAAACCTTCCGTCTATATAGGCGTCGATCTGCTCGCTTGGGTAAGTATCGAGCAGTGATTGAATATAATCGCCAGGAAGGTTTCGCGCATTAGTCCTCGTTGATGCCTGGACAAGTCCATAAGACGAAGCCAGCGCCGGTTTTTCTGACACCTCTGAAACGAAAAGGCGGTGCGTTTCTCTAAACCCTTCCGGCGTCGTTGTTACATCAACCCCATTTCTTGCATCTGGCCAGCGCATCCGCGCGATTATCTTTCTCCACGCTTCCTTTGCCTTCTTCGATTCAAGCGTGTCCAGCTCATCAACGAGCGAATGCCCGACTTTGTAGCCAATGATTGTTTGCGGGCGCTCCATGCTGCGGCAAATCGTGGTTCCTCGATACTGTGCGCCGCTGTAGAAATGGACCTCTTTGTTCGACTCCATGATCTCAACACGAAGACCAATTCCGTACGCAACTTCTTCAATGGTCGGAAAGAAAATATCCCGAATGTGTGGATAGGTAGGCGCGTAGTAAGCCTGATTTACTTTCGGGTTTGCCCAAAACCCGGCACACATTCCGGATGATCCAGCCCATGTTTTACCGCTTCCAAATCCGCCTACGTAAGCCCTGAACTTCTGAGGAAGTTGCAGAAATGTAGCTTGCGGAACATTAAGCGCTGGCATCCGCTACCGTAAAAACAATCTGTTTAGGTTCCGGCCTGTCGGCGTCACGGTTAAGGCCATCGACCGTTTCCTTATTGGCGCGAAGCAAGTTCAATCCAATCTCCGCCGATAGGTTTGCAACCTTTGACAGCGCTGCTATTCCCTTAAGTGCCTCCATGCTTTCATCGCCAAGCGGCGCGGCATCGTCAATCTCTTGCGCCTTGAAGTTCGCTATTCCAGAAAGACGATGTGCCGTCATCGCGCCATGCTTTGCGGCACCAGCTAGATGCGTACTTATGGCGCGCAGGTCATCAGCAAGGCTCAATGCGGTCAATTGTTGCGCAACAGGCAAAGCCCTTAACGCAACTTCAGCGCTAACAAGTTGATTAGCAACGTCTTTTACGTTTCGCAACTGTTGCGAAAATTTGCGCGTAATGGCAGACCTGTTAATTCCGTATTCTTTTGCGAGCGATGCTGGCTTTTCTCCAGATAGAAGGCGCTTCTCTATATCTGCCCACTGGCTATCTGTGAGCTTAGAGTATCTTGCCATTGTTCTACCTAGTGGTTATCTAATCGCAATCTTGGATGGTTGCCACCATTCCGGCTTACGCTTTCGCGCTGGTGACATGCGGTTAGCGGAGGGATGAAACGTCAATCTGTTGCCGGTCGGCAAATGAAAAAGCCCCGCATGTGCGAGGCTATGTATTCTTGCCAGTTGCTAACCTATAGCCCGGACTGGCAGCACGGACGGATAGCGGCGTTAGCGACCGCGACAGGTATAGCCTTAATTGACCCGATTAACGAGTTGGCTAGTCTCGATACTACGCGCTCCGTAACGGCTCATCCGCGCTAAGTCCGGCTTCCAGATGCTGTTAGTGGCCGGTGCTTATCTCCAGCTTTGCCGATAGGGTGGTTTAATTAGCCTTCCCGTTAGCACATCAAAAGCGCGTATCAGCCTACGCATTCACTAACACGGCTGGCGACTGAGCCTGACGATTTCAGGTCGTCAGATTGCAATTGTCACAATCGCCATGCGTCTTGGTGAATTCAGGGCGAAATTCTCCCCGAGAAAATTATCCATTGATTTTATTTATCTGTCAATAACTCGCGCTTTGCGAATGGGCCGTCGAAAAACACATCGTCTTCATTCTCACCATCATCTAACGTGCTGTAAAAAACATCCCATCCGACGTACTTAATGCACTTTCCACCATACCAATGTTCTCCATCAATCTCGACGACCTGTTTTTCACTATCGTCTATCCGCCAATAGTAGCCATCTTCGGTTATGTCTTTGGCTTTCAACATAGTACCAACCCCCTACGCTTCACACTGACGATCAGCGCATCATGCGCCTGGGTAAGCATAAGCTCATAGTTTTCCCGTGGAAAGCGGAACACGGCGCAGATACCATAACAACGATTGATCGCCGCACGCTCCGCCGGTTGCAGGCTATCGATTGCAGCATCCAAGGCCATCATCGTTGCGTTGTCCGATTGCTCGCACATGTCCTCAAAGCTGGATAGCCCACTACTGCTGAACCCTGCCGATTTAGAGTCATAGCCAATATTAGGACTGTATGAGTGCTGCCACTTTGACCAGTCGTAAAGCAGGTTTGTCAGTGCGATGTATTCTGATTCGAGTATCTGCATGTGCGCCTCAGTTGGTCGTGATCTGTTCAACGCCTTCCGGCGTATCCATGTCGTCTGACTCGGCCAGCGTTTCGACTATCGCCAAAGCAAAGGCCAGCGGATAACCGTCGAGCAGATTCTTTTCGAGTGCCACGGAGCAGACTTCATACATCGCTGCCACTTCGTCGTCATTCAGCAGAAGCTTGGTTAGCTGTTCGATTTGCATCAGATCTTCCTTTGCAGTGAATCATGCTCAAAGACTGGTAGCGCATGCGATATGCAAACAATCCATAGCCCCATAGATTTCAGGTATTCGCTATCCGTGGTCCGTTGGCATCCTTCGCACTTGCGGTCGATTGCCCGGCGGTCGTATCGACATAGGCGGGTTGTTGTGTATTGCTGGCAACCGTAGGTCATGGCGTGTCGTCTATTACTAGTTCGGCGTCAAATCAAGCGCATTCAGCACCTCATGGAATCGCGCACCGTACAGCGGCTCCCAGTATTTGCCAGTCCAATACCGGACCTCCAGTCGCGGGTGGTGCGTGCTCAGTTTGTACAGCTTTGTCGTCGCGTCTTCGCATGCCTTGCTCCATGCGTGCGCTTCGCGGCGAAGATGCTCAATTTCGGCTATGGCTTCACCGAGTTCCGGGGTGTGATCCGTTTGCATCAAGCGCAGTTTTTCAATGATGTTCATGTGTTCAGTCGTCCGGTTGGCATGTGCATGTCATGCAGTCGCAGCCGCCGGCCGCTCGCATTTTGATGGCGTCTGCCACCGCCCACTTACCGTCATTGAAGCTCCCTCCCTTGGCCGGCTCACTGGCTGTCATGGCGAGGCGGTAGCATTCGTTCATCCCTGCTTTCCTGCCTTGCTCAAACATCCACGCCCAGGCCGCTTGACGGTCGGCGAATTGCCAAGCGTCTTGTGCCGTGTAGGCTTCAATTGCGTCCTCTACTGTCTGAATCTTCATGCCGGTCTCCTTGTCTATCCGGCGGGTTTCGCTTCGCGCTCGGCCTGCGCTCCACTGGCATTGCCCGCAGTTGCCCGTAGGTTGGGTGCCTAAGATGCTGGCCGGCCCCCGGCTGGTATTCACGTTGCCGCCGAACAATCCGCTCCACCGGACAGGCCGCCTGCGGCGTCCTTCCGGTGAGCTTCGTCGTTATGCGTCGCCATAGTGTTGCTTAAGGTGTAGTTCCGCTGGTCCGCGAAGCCAAGGCCTGCGCCATCCAAATTGCACTGGCCCAAGCCATGCCTGCCAGAAGTTAGCGCCTCGCGTTGTCATCCAAAACGCAGGCCAATACCGGCGCTCCATGTGCAGCGCGTCGCGCAACTGGCCGAACCACCATCCTTGCCACTTCACCCAAATCAGCGAAGCTTTAGGAAGTCTCGTGTCTTTTATAGTTTCCATTTCAATCTCCTATGGTGCGTAATACTTCGCAAACTTGTCCCGGCACTTGCCGCACATTTCATCTACCAAACGCGTGAAATATTCGCCGCATCCGTCACACTCGCCAGCCGTTCCTTTCGGAATCTCAGCAGCTTTCCGCATGGCTTCTTTTACGTGGTCATCCACTACGCTTTCAATGAAATAGCTGGCTCGGTCGGCCTCGTCGCCGTTGTTCGGTTCGCGGTCAATTTCCACGCTGCAACTCCTTTAGTTTTTGCTTGTATTCAGCCTTGATTGCTTTCAGTTCTTCGATTGTCCATTTGCGCGGGGTGTTATCGGCTTCCAGTGCTTCCACACGAGCAAGACCTATGCGAGCTATCAGGCCAATTCGATAATCAACAGCGTTTCCTGACCCATAGCGATTGTCCTGTTTCGACTGCGCATGGCAGTTGTCTTCGTTGAAACGCAAATGTGGGGCGCTACCCCTGCTACGGTAATGACCAGCGTCGACATTGTTTCCTGACCAGTCGAGCGGCTTTCCTGATGAAATGCAGTTATAGCCTGCCAGTTTGTCGCGTAATCGGATAAATGCGTTGAAAGCAATTTGAGCCTCTTTGATCCATTCGCCACGGGTTTTCAGTTTCAGTTTCAGAATCTTACGGCTGACGACTTCGGCGACACGTTCCGCCTGCTCACGGCGCTTCTTTGAGCGTTCGGCCATGACGATCCCGAGCTTTACCTCGCACTCGAATGAGCAGACGTTTTGTAGTGCTTTGCGGGGCTGGAACATTTCCTTGCAGATACGGCAGCAGCGTGGTTTCTTTGGCAGGCTCATGCGGCCTCCCACAAATGTTTTTGGCCTGCAATATGCTCTGCTGTGTCGATTCTCGGACGCGACTTAACATTCCAGTTTCCGCCGCCACGCTCGCCAACCAATATCCAACCCGCTCCGCGCAAAGATGCGCCGCCTTCTTCTGGAAGCGTGTAGGTAATTAGGCGACGATACCCGAGCGCCTTTGCCGCTTTCCATGCGCCTGAATAAAGCATTGAGCATGCGTTGCGTGTTCCGTCCGTACAGCAGCGATTTACCTCTAGTGTCCATCCATCATCAAGATGGCGAGAAACAGGTCGGCCAATAATTGCCACGCCACAAACTTCATCTTCAGACACGGCAATGGCGAACTTGTATCCGACAACCGGCTTATGGTGGCGATGGTGCGATTTGACGAAAGCATTTGCTTCGTCGAGGTTGATTGGAGTTATATTCATTCCGTCTCGCTCCACACCACACCGCGCTCAGTCCCGAAGGCGTATAGCAACTCAATGAGCGCAGCGAACTGCGATTTCGTCAGCTTACTGGTCCGTTGTCCGAGAATGACAAATCCGTTTCCTTCAAGGTTCGGAACTACCCGCGACTGAACGAGGCCGGCACTGAGCAAATCCTTCCACTCTTCGGCGTTGAGCCTGATTCCGTGCCAATCGGCTTGGCTCTCAAGGTCGGCGAGCATGGCCCACATCTTCGCGTTCTGTTCAAGGTTGCGCGATGGCTCGGCAATGGTCACGATGTATCCTTCGTCTGCGGTCAGCACATGGCGGCAGATCGCTTTACGGGCGACTTCTCCGGTAATGGTTAGCTTCATGAAAACAAGTCCAGTGTCTTTGTATCAACGAACGGAACCGCCTGTCCGGCCTCTACGAATGCCGTGCAGCGCGGCCCAGATTCATCCTCGATCCATTCTTTGACCGGGCCACGGAACGAGGCGGCGATGATTTCGCACAGTTCGTTGTCGTCGCATTCGTCAAAATCCGCGCCTTCACGCATGGCCTTGTCGCGTTGGCAGCGTCTGCACCAGGCATTGATAAACATGGCGCCTTCCGTACCGTTGGAAGGTTGGTATTGTTCGATCATGCTTCACTCCGTCGATTCATCAACCCGAGCTTTGCTTCACAGAACGGGCAGGAATTCAGCATCAAGCCGCGATCGCTTTTCGCCCGTTTGTAAAGCACACCAATCAGCACAATCCGTGAGTTTTGCACCTGCTCCATTTTGTAAAATCCTGCGCCTTGCTCAGTGATTCGTGCAGACAGATGGCTGCATAGCGTGTGTTCGTTGCATACGTTCATTTCAAATACTCCAGGTTAAAACATTCCCCAACTCGCTCAGTCCAATTGTCTTTTTGTTTTTCTGTTTTTTCACAGCACGTAACGACAGCAATAGTTCTGCCCTTATGAACATGGCGGCAAGCAATTTTGTCAGCACTAGGAAGACCTGCTTTAACAGCAGCTTCTTCGCATCGCTCGCATAGAATTTTGTCATGTGGTGGAACACTAAGAAATGTTAGGTTTTTCTTGCTTGTTGAAACGGCCATGCCGCACCAAAACGTAATCGCATTATGTGGCTTATCGTGACAGTTAAATGTCACTCCGCTGCGTGGCCTATGAATCAATGTTCCTCTAGAGTTATCAACAAATGGCAATGCGCTTTTCCATGGGAAGCCGTGTTTTACGTCAAACCGCCTTATCTCTAACGGAAACTTCATCATCTCATGATTAATATCGCCTGAAATTTTGCTCATTCACTTCGCCACCTTTCCGCTATCCACATTGGCCCGCTGTGCCTTGCGGGTTTCGATCTCGCGGCGCCAGGCTTCCCGGCAATCAGTTATCAATCGCTCGGCTGCATCGTTTCCACGCTTGGCCTTGACCAGTCCGAAATACGGCTGCGGATCGCCATCAGGGAAGAACCGGCGAATCACATCGCGCACCTCGTACGGATGAAGATCAACCGCAGCGGCTTGATCGGGATTGGCTATACCGGAATCGGCCATGATTGCGGCGCGTTCTTCGCGGGCTTCTTCGTGGCTGGCGAATAGGTCGTTCATTCGATCCCCCTGCTCTTCTTGAATGGCATGCTATTTTTCGCCTCGATAGCTTCCTGGTGATTTCTTGCCAAGTTCGCCTTGGCCTCTTCCGATAGATTGCAGAAGCGCGAGAACTCGCCCTGGAATAGCACCTTGACCACGCCTGTTTCTCCCATGCGCTGTTTTCCGATGATGATTTCGGCGATGCCTTTTTCGGGCGATTCAGGCCGGTAATACTCGTCTCGGTACATCATCAAAATAATGTCCGCGTCCTGCTCGATAGCGCCTGAATCCCGCAGGTCGGATAGCATCGGGCGCTTGTCTGCCCGCTCTTCAACCTTTCGATTGAGCTGAGACAAGGCGATTACCGGGCAGTCAAACTCCTTCGCCAGTGCTTTCAATCCGCGGCTGATGCTTGAAACTTCCTGCTCACGGTTTCCGCTTTTCGATGAAGACGAATCGCCGCGGGCTAGTTGGATGTAATCGACAACGATCAGCGATAGTCCGTGCTTTCTTGCGACGCGCCTTGCCCGTGAGCGCATCTGTGCAATGGTCAATGCGGGCGTGTCGTCAATGTGCAGCGGCGATTTGTGAAGCTGTCCAACAGCAAACGACAGACGATCCCATTCAATGTTTTGACCGGAGCGAATGGATTGCATGGAGACACGGCCTAGACTTGCGATTGACCGCTCTGTAAGCTGCTTCTTGTTCATTTCCATCGAGAAAACCAAAGCAGGCTTGCCTTCCTTGACGGCGACGTGTTCGGCGACGTTGATTGCGAATGCGGTTTTGCCCATCGATGGACGACCAGCAACGATTACCAAGTCGCCGTCTTGCAATCCGCAGGTTTTCGCGTCCAGATCAATGAACCCGGTTGGCAGTCCGGTTATCTGGCCGCCACGGTCAAACCGTTCCTGGATGTCTTCCACAACACTGACGAGAATCGACCCGACAGATTCAGCGGCTTCATTTCCTGAGTTTGACCGCTTGTCTGCCAGTGCGAAAACGATGGATTGCGCTTCGTCAATTCGCTCAATTGCAGGGATAGATGATTCCCGCGTTGCGACTTCTGCGATCCGGTTTGAAGCCTCAAGCAAGTCACGCAATGCCCGCTTTTCGCTAACCACCTCGGCATAGCGTTTGATGTTCGAGGCGCTTGGCGTGTTCATGGCGAGGTCGCCAAGGTAGGCCATGCCGATACGGTTTTCACCGGATGATTCAAGAGACTCTGCAACCGTAACCACATCAACCGGCTTGCGCTCTGCCAGCATCAAGGCGATCTGGCGATAGATGATTCTGTGGTCTTCGCGGTAGAAATCTGACTCGTGTAGGAAGTCGATACGATCAAAGGCATTTGGATCGATCAGCAGGCCACCGAGAACGGATTGCTCTGAATCGACGTGAAACAGTGCGGCGCTCATGCGGCCTCCAGGTTGGCAATGTCGAGAACGCGCCCCTGGCTTGACAGGCACATCCTGCCGCCTTCATCGCAATACCAGACCTTGAACCAGTTGCCACGAACCGCATTGCGGAAATGCTTGCGCCAATCCTTGTACCGCTTGCTGCCGTCTGAGTAGCGTTCAACGAACTCACGCCAGACGATGCGCAACCACTCGTCAGGAATCCCTGCCTTGTCGGCAAATACAAAAACCGGATCGTCCTCGGGGATCGCCTTTTCGCCTTTGGCCTTGCATTCGGCAAGGTAGGTTTTCAAAGCGATAGCCTGAGACTTTGAACCGGCATTGCCCCCCTTGGGGGGTATGGGGGGTTCTTTTAAATGGTGTACTTGTGTCTGGTGAGCTTTTTGCTGGGTTTCGTTTTCAGAACCCAGCAACAACCCATTGGGTTTTTCGTTTTGTTGATTTATAACGGTTTTTTGTGTTTTTTGTGGTCGCCCTCCTTTTGATCCGTTCATTTGCGCTGCGTGTATTTTTTTCTGCGCTTTGATGATTTCTTCGTCAGCACGCTTGTTAAACCACACGCCATTTTCAAGGCTGAAAAACTCGCTCAGAACGAAATCAACAGCCGCTTTTTCATCCTTCGTTTTGGCCCTGGCAACGCGATAAACAAGCTCAACAGAGATGCCGCTTTCCGTTGAGTAATACCGATCAAGCAACAGGCAATAGGCGCCGTGTTCGATCAGCGAAAGATGGCCGGTATCCTTCGCATAATCTCCAAGATGCCGCTCGTAATAGTTCATGCAGCAATCCCCCTGCTTTTTTTCTTTGACTCGCAACACGCATCGTCCTGTGCGTTGTCGTTGACGTCAGGAAGCATTGATACGGCCTCCTTGATAAGCTCGTGAGCATTGCTTACCTTGCCCACATCAAGAAGGCGCAGCGCGTCACACAGCAGCGTTGTCGCGTACTTTGTAGATACCGATTGATTGGCTCCGCGCTTTGCCATTACTCACCGCCTTTCAAGGCTTTCTTGAGCGTTTCGCAGAGCAGCACGATCTGGCGCGATTTCGCTTGCTTGTTCTTGATCTGTGGAACGTTCGCGGCCTGCATCTGCGCGTGCTTCCATGTGGATTTGTTAGCCATTACGCAGCGTCCAATTCAAGCAGATCGAACAGGCTGGTTTGCACGCCGGAACGCTCTGACTCAATAAGGTTTTTGATGGCTTGCTGGTAATAGGCCGGATGCAATTCTGTACCGATGAATTTACGGTTCATGGATAGGCTGGAAACGCCTTCAGATCCGATTCCCATGAACGGGCTGAATACCACGTCACCTTCGTTAGTCCAGAGCGCCAGCGCCTTCCTGGTGATATTCAGCGGCATCGGGCAAAGGTGCTTTTCTGCGTCAGGATCGCGGGCAATCTTGGCGTTCAGCACATCCGTAGAAGGCATGTCGAAATCGCCACGTCCTGATTGTTTCGGCTGGTAATTCCAGATTGGGCTGGCAAGTTCCTGCCAGGCTTCAAGCGGAACAATTCCTTTCGGATGATCGACCGGGCGCACTAACTCTTCTTCGCCTTCTTTCGCCCACTTGCGGAAAACAAGCAAATACTCAGGCATGCCGACGCGGCAAAATGAAGCGTCTTTCTGGAATGTTTTCCAGAGCAGTCCGTGTGCATTTGTCTTTGCGCGTTCAAGTACCGGATCGCGGAAAATCGTAATCCGGCAATGAAATGTGAAACCCTCTTCGAGATGCAGTTGCGTGCATTGGTCAGAGAACGGACGGATGCCAGACGAACCATCAGCACTGGCGTTCTGGTAATAGACCAGGTCCTTGACGTGAATCGCTGTCAGTCTGCCAGGACGCAATGCGCGGTACTTTTCACGGACAAGATAGCGGTACTGGTCAATGAATTCCTTGTCAGTGGCGACATTGCCCATATCGGCAACAGACTCGGAATAGACATACAGTGAAGAAAACGGCGGCGAATAGACCGAGAAATCAATCGAGTTATCAGGAAGCGATTGCGCGAATTTCACGCAGTCCGAGTTATAGGCAGAGAAGTTATTGCCGTGATCTTGTTCAATGACGTTTTTCATGGTTTTTCCCTCAGTTCAACCAGGCCGGAAGCTTTGCAATCATCTGGCCCTCGTATGCGTTTTTGACGGTTTTTGTAATCACTTCGCGGCGCATGGCTTCAAACATCTCGACCTTCATGCGTTCGTGATCTTCTTTTTTGCGCTGGATCGTGTTCCAGATAGCGGTTTCAGTTTCGGCCAGTGCGATGTGGCACATGACAGGCCGCTTTTGACCGAACCGCCAGAAACGGCGGATTGCTTGATAGAACATCTCGTAGGAGAAAGACAGACCGACGAATGCAGTGCGGGCGCAGTGCTGCCAGTTCAGACCGAATCCGGCAATAGATGGCTTACTAACCAGGACGCGAATCTCGCCGCGCGTAAAAGCGTCTAGCCGTTCCTCTTTCATTTCCGGCGTCATCGTTCCACGAACTTCAACCGCATCAGGCAGGCGAGCCATGATCGAATCGGCGTCATAGTCTGTTTCAACCCAGATCATCCACGCCTCGTCTGGCTCGGCATTGACCAGTTCGGCAATCTTGTCGGCACGGACGCCGGAGGTGATTCGCTTTTCCTTGTGAATTGACGTTGCAGAGCAGTCAGGAATGCGGAACAGCATCCCATCCGCCCCTTGCGTCATGTCGGTTTCAACGACGTGCTTAATGATTTCCAGCGGCGGCAGGTCGAAACCGTCATCTGAATAACCAAGATCTGATGGCTTGCCGACACATCGCGCCCAAGATGCAACCCAACTCCAAAATGGCTTGATGCCGTGTCGCTTCAGGCGATACCGTCCCATCTCAGTCTGGTCAGCAATAAACCATCTGGATAGCATTTCCGAGGAAGTCATCGCACCGACGAACTGCGAATGCTGACCGAGTTCCATATGGTCATTCGGCGCAGGCGTAGCGGTCGCAGCGAGCTTCCATTGCATGTTTTCGCCAAACTCAATCAGGGCGCGGGAAGTCTTTCCAGTGAAAGATTTGACGACGCTAGACTCGTCAAGAATCAATCCGGAGAACGATTCACGATCAAACAGATGAATGCGCTCATAGTTCGTAATGTAGATACGCGCTCCGTCAATCTCCGACGGATCACGGATAACCTTGGCATCTACACCGAACCGCTCAGCTTCTCGCTTGTGCTGCTTTCCGACTGCCAGCGGCGCCAGCATCAGTACAGGCCTGTTCGTTTCTTCAACTACAACGCGGCCATATTCGAGTTCTACGGCAGTCTTACCCATTCCGGTATCGAGGAACGCAGCACCACGGCCAGCACGCAGCAGGAAATCAACCGTGTCGCGCTGATGTGGAAAAAGATGATTTCCAAAGCTAGGAACATCATCCATACCACGGAGAGGTGCCTTAACCTCCTTCCCCTTGAGGAATTCGTCATAGGTGACGATTCGTTCATTTTGTTGCATACTTACTCCCGTAGGATTTGACGGCAGCCGAGGTGTTAGCGCACCGATGACGCTGCCGTTTTCACGTCCGCACTCTCAGCAGCAGACTTCTCTGTTTTTTTGGTGTGGCAATCACTGCAACGGAATCCAGCCTTCCACCCGCGAGACTTCCGGCCTTTGATCGCCTTCGACTGACCGCAATCCTGGCAGAGGAACGTAATGAACATTGAGCCGCGCATCTTTTCGTGATTGTCCGTAGCTTCTCGGAACGACTCGACGTGGCTTGGTTCGGCTGAGTAGGTCATATCCCGCTTTCCATAGCGACAAGCCAAAGGAAAACCAGCGCACCAATGCACAGCATCAGATCGCCTGCATAGATGACGACTAATTGCATGATGGCGATTGCCTCAGTCATGACTTTCCGCCCTTGAATTCTTCGCACACAAACGTCGGCGCCACATATTCGCCAAGCAGATTGCAGCGCACCATCGGATAGGCCACGCTCGGGCTATGGAATGCACAGTCATTGCAGGAGCATCGATTGAAGCCCATCGCTTTCATCATGGAATCAACGGTGGCGTTCATTCGTCGTCCTGCGGCACATAGCGGAACAGGCGCGGGCAGAACCAAAGGCAGAATCCATAGCTGATTCCAAGCCAGATCAGCGCGGCGATAATCAGAGAAAGTAGAGTCATTGGCCTATTCCTGTTCCTGATTGGTCATATCGAATCGTTCTCTTTTTGCGTAGTCTCTAGCTTGAGAATTGATCCGGTCTAATAGGAGCTTGCGAAGAAATGACGATTGCGAAACATCTTCATCCTCTGCCATGTGCTGAAGCGAAACGAACTGCTCTGCTGTCAGGAAAATCTTTACGGTGTAGTCGTGGCCTGGCTTTCCCATACTTCACCGGAGGAATAAAAAAGCCCACGAACCCGAAGGCTCAGTGGGCGAAACCCGGCATTTCGTCCGGGGGAGGGAGACACGGTTCATGCTGCTGTTCGTCTGTTAGCCGGCCGAGATGCGCGCAAAGCACCATTGGTCGCCAGTTCGATTTGATATTGGCGCCCTTCAGGAATCTGGTTTCGATCAAACCACTCTGAAACTGAAGGTTGTCCGCAACCAAGAACGCGGGCGATCTCGCTCTGCGTTTTGAAGTGCTCTAGTAGGTCTTTCGGTGTCATGACTAGAATTATCGGTATTCCTATAAACTATGTCAAGCGAACGCGAAGAAATTTATCGGCACTCCAATTGCTGCATATGCAATGCTCGGATTGCCATGCAGACACCTGGACAACGCATCAAGTGGGCACGGGAGAATGCGGGATATTTCAAGCAAACAGAGTTCGCCAAGTTATGCGGCCTGAGCCAAGCCAGCCTCAGCGAGATAGAAAAAGGGGAGACGAAACTTCCTAACGCAGAGGCTGCTTTAATCATGTGCGAACTGACTGGCGTGACACTTCGATGGATCATCTATGGCGAGGACGGTGAAATCAACATACCGACCAAGCAAGAGCAAGAGCTGCTGACCAAGCTCCGCGCAATGGATGACAAATCGCGGCAAGCGTTGCTTGATATGGCCCGTGCCATACCTCCGGCAAACAAGAAGTAATACGACTTAGGTAATAGTCGAGCCTTCTTCAAAAACTTTGTGAAAAATTATCGGTTTTCCTATTGACACCACACATAGGAATCCCGATAATTCAGTCATCGGAACACAGCAACAAGCGGAGAACGAGATGACCGACAAGCAACTAGCCGAACAGGAAGCCAAGGAACTTGCAGAGCAGCGCGACGAGCAAGCCAAGCGAATGGAACAGGCAATGCGGGCGGTCAATGAAGTCTCGAAGCAGCACAACCGCACCGCAATGACCTACGGAGTCTGCAAGTAAATCAAAGCCCGCTTCATCGGTATCTGGCCGGAGTCAATGCAGCCCTGCAACGATGGGTGCGCAACTCAACACAGAACGGGCTTTGATTTACCTGTAGCAAACCATGAGCCGCAAGCCAGTAACGACGGAACAAGTCGCCAGGGGCGGGAAAGACCTAGCAACACAGTACGGACCCTAGCCGCAGTGGAGTAGCAAAACCAGCATGAATTAGTAGCAATTAGCAACCGGAGACAACCATGAAACACATTGTTTTGATCCTGCAAATCGCCGCACTGACCGCAAGCTGGTCAAGCAATCGCGCTGATGCGATGGCAGCGGCGGCGATGTTCTCGGTGCTGTGTGTTGTGGTTGTGGCGATCAAAGGCAATTCGGCAGCTTCTAACGAGGCTGCACAGTGAATGCGGTTAGCTCCGCTGGAACTAACTGGCGGTAATCGACTTGCAAGTAGTTAGCCGCATTCACTGTGAAACGTAGCAAACGGAACTCTCGGCCACAAGCCGGGCGCTTTAGTTCCCCGGAAAGCGCGTAACCGGGACGATCAACGAGCATCACCCGCTGGCAGTTCGGAGTTACGGGAACAGGCTTCTAAGACGAGTACCGGAGATACCTTCAGGGCCAGCGGGATTTTAAATAGAGGGAAACATGAACACGCAAATGCATTCACTACGCGAGCAGCCGCAGATTCTCAAGAATTACCGCGATTTCGCAGCCAACGATGATCACGAAGGATTCAGCTTTATCGAGATTGTCGGGATTGTTTTTCTCGCCTTCTGCGTCTGTTTCACGATACTCGCACTTGCCATTCCTGGAGGTTGATATGAAGCACACGATTAAATCAACGATGTTTGTTCATGCGCAAAAAGAATACGGCGGAGAAGAAGAGTTCAAACTGAATTTATTGTCCTGCGATATGAGTCAATATGGATACATCCTCATTGGCGAAGTTGAAGTGTCAGTTGATTACGATTTGCCTGACAACTTAAATATTACGCAGTTAGAGATTGATTCATTGCGCAAAGCACAAAAGCGCATTCAGGCCGAAGCGCAGAACAATATCACGCGCATTGAGGAACAGATTCAAAGCCTGCTGTGCATTGAACACAAGGTCTCAGCATGACCTCGCCAAACACGATCATTGCTGACATGCAGGAGGAGATTGATGCGCTGCGGAAAGAGC